ATTCCGGCCCATTTGCTCGACCGGGTGCAAGCCGTCCTCGCCCGCCATCGCGGCAAGACCCCCAGCCAACTTGCAGACCTGATGCGATTCAAAGGCGAGCCGCGCATTAGCGCCAAAGCCATCCGCGCCCTCCTTGACAACCATCCGCAGAATAGAAGGTAGATGCCCGACGATCAGACCATAGTCGAAGGCGATGCTGGATTTATCGGCATGGCCTCCCGCCTCAACCCACTGCAGTTGCAAGCGGGCATGGTCCAGTATTGCGAAAACATGCGCCTCGACCGAGGCGTAGCGCAGACGCGCAAAGGTGCGAAGCGGCTGGGAGATGGCATATCGGCAGGCACGCAGCCTCTCACTCTTCCATTTGTGCTGGATGCCAATGCCCGCGTGCGCACGATCTACAGCGGCGGAATCTTCGCCAGCGGCGTTTTCTCCTCGCCGAACTACGACGACGAGAATGAATACATCGTTCTCTGCGGGCCGACCTCGGCTTTTCTCTACAGGCAGGATGAGCCTATCGAGGAGATCAACTATCCCGCCACTGGGACAGCGGCCGACGAGATCATCGAGCCCACGGACAGCGTTTCGACGATACAGGCATTCAACCGTTTCTACCTTCTGCGCGAGGCCGACATGACGCTGCCTGGCTGGGATTGGCAATACACCACCGCCTCTGGCATCGCGGTCTCGGGGACAACGGCCACGGTCCACATCACCGCTCATGGCCTCGCTGCTGGCCAGCGCGTGCGGATCGAGGAGGGGAGCCAAGCGGCATTCCAAGGGCATGAGTATGACATCCTCGCGGCTACGGCCAACGCCTTCACCATCTCTGTGCCTGCTGGCACTGCGCCCGACACCACCGCCGACATCGCAATCCGCCGAGTAAAGCCCCCGCTCTGGTGGGATGGCTCGATGATGGAGTTTCAACGCGCCGCCTCGGGCGTGCCTGCCGAGGGCGTGAGTTTCAAAACCCTGCGCTCCACTGGCTGGGCCAGCTACATCGGCAACCGCCTGTGGATCCCCGATGGCCGCGACACCGTGGCCATCTCGGATGTTCTCGACCCCGACCTCTACGATCCCTTTTTCCAGAGCTTCCGAGCCAACCAGGGCAGTAACGACTACCTGGTGGCGATTCACCCATGGGTCGAAGGGCAGGCACTGGTCTTCATGCGCAATAGCATTTGGATCGCTAACTTGACCGACACCAGCAACGCCACCGGCGACACCTTCACGGTGGACTCCGCCGTTTCCAAGCTCACGCTCCTCACCGATGAGATCGGCTGCGTGGCCCGCCGCTCGATCCAGACCGCCGGGCAGTTTGTGTTTTTCCTTTCGGACGCCGGAGTTTACCGCCTCGATACCCAGCTCGACCTCAAGCTCAGGGCCAACACCCAGCCGCTGTCGGACCCCATCGCCGACCAGATCGACGAAATCAACACCGACTACGCGCACCTCGCCGTAGGACGGTGGTGGAACAATCGCTACTACCTCGCTGTGCCCATCGGCGAGAACGCCACGGCCAACAACACCCTTTTCTTGTGGAATGCCCTTAACTCCCAATGGGAATCCCGCGACACCTACGCCATCAATCTCGACGAGCTACTGGTCGCCGCCTACTCCAGCCAACGCCGACTCTTCGCCGCCAGCCGCGCCGGAACGCTCTTTTTACTCGATGAGCTAGACTACGGCGACGAGGTGCCCTACGCAAACGCGCAAGACCTCTACACCGAAATCCCCTCCGAACTCATTACCCGCCGCTACGGCTGGGGAAGCCTCAACACCAAGCGCCTCACCCGAGCCAAAGCCAGCGTGCTCCTGCCAGACGCCTCCGCCTGCACGCTCGATGCCGTGACCACCGACTACGACGCTGACTTCCAAGTCGCCGCCTTGGAGAACACCACCGGCGAGGAAGAAGACTACACGCTGAAGGCCCCCTTGCGCTGCAAAGCCACCGGCCTCGACCTCCGCTTCCGCACACAAAGCGGCCGCCCCATCCTCCGCCAAATAAGCGCCGAAGCAACCCGCTCCGGCTTCGACCCTACCGAAACCCGCACGCTCAACTAACTATGGCTACTATTACTAAAGGCAAAACATTCGTAAACGGGGAACTCGTCACCCCTGCCAACCTCCACCAGATGGTCGATGCCGCCACCGTCGCCAACATCGTCAACGCCGACATCTCCGCCGCCGCTGCTATTGCCGACACGAAACTTGCGCAGATCACCACGGCAGGGAAGGTAGCCAACTCGGCAACCACTGCTACAAACGCCAGCACGGCCAATGCCATTGTGGCTCGCGATGGAAGCGGGAATTTTTCCGCCGGAACAATCACGGCCAACTTGACCGGGAATGTGACCGGAAATGCCAGCACAGCAACGACAGCAACGACAGCGGCGGCCTGCTCTGGAAATGCCGCTACGGCAACAACTCTGCAAACGGCCCGCACCATCAATGGTGTCTCGTTTAATGGGTCGGCCAATATCACCGTCACCGCCGCCCCAAACGCACACACGCACGACGACCGCTATTACACAGAGACAGAGATCGATAGTAAGCTCTCGGGGTTGCCGGTGGGTGGTCACACGCACGACGACCGCTATTACACAGAGACGGAGATGAATACTCTGCTTGCAGGCAAACAGGCGTCTGGAAGCTATGCGCCTGCAACGGGTATTGCGCCAAGCGCCATCACAGGCACGGCGGTCATTACGACAGATTCTCGTTTGTCGGATGCGAGGACGCCGACAACGCACACCCACGATGATCGCTATTACACAGAGACGGAGATGAATACTCTGTTGGCTGGTAAGCAAGCGTCTGGGAGTTACGCCGCCGCCAGCCACACGCATTCGGCTGCGGACATTACTTCAGGAACTCTCACCAACTCTCGCACCACGGCTACAAGTAATAATACAGTCAACGCTATCGTAGCTAGAGATGTTGTTGGCGATTTTAGCGCTAGAGTAATCACTGTGAATGGCTTGAAACAAATTTATAATAGCACTGCTGTTTTTTCAGCAACAAATTTAGGCGCAGGGTCAGGACAAGGCTGTCAAGTTGATGTCTCACATACAGATGGAATGGGTGATTGGGTTCCGTTTGTTAGTTTTAATTATGCGAATTCAAGTATTGGGTCGATTAAACGCGTTTCAGCGTCATCAGTCGCTTACACCACCACTTCAGACTATCGCCTCAAAACCAACATCGAGCCACTGACCGCCGCTGTAGCGCGCCTGCTCCAAATCCCCGTCCACCGTTTCAACTGGCTGGCCGATCCAACCGGCCAGAAAGTCGATGGCTTCCTAGCCCACGAAGCCCAAGCCGTTGTGCCCGAATCCGTCACCGGCACCAAGGACGGCGAGAAGACCGAGGAGTATGAAGTCACGCCAGCAGTCAAAGACGAGAATGGCGGGATCGTTACCCCAGCAGTGATGGGAACCCGCACGGTTCCTGATTACCAAGGCATCGACCAATCTAAGCTCGTTCCTCTGCTCGTCGCCGCCGTCCAAGAACTCTCCGCCCGCGTCGCCGCCCTCGAAGCCAAATGACCTCCGCCCCCACCATGCTCCGCCCCGAGCCCTACCACGCGACCAAGCTCGCCGTGCGCCGGTCTCCGCTGCACCGGTGGGGCGTCTTCGCCACGGCCCCAATCGCCAAGCACGAAGTGCTCGAAGAGGCCCCCTACGCCACCGTGCCCAAGAAGCAACTCGCCAAAGCCCCTGCCTGCGAGACCTACAGCTACTACCTCGACGACGCCACCAGCATCATCGGCTTCGGCCTCGCTCCCCTCTACAACCACCACGACACCCCCAACGCCTGCCACGAGATCGACGCGGTTAACGAACTCATGAGGCACTACGCCCTGCGCGACATCGCCGCAGGCGAAGAGATCACGCTCAACTACGGAGCAGAAAACGCCAAACACTTCTTAGAAAAGGAATAAAATACTATGCCAGCAATGAACATGAGCGGTGGGGGCGGAGGAGGGGGAATGTCCGGCGGCGGTGGCGGTGCCATGAGCCAAGCTATGAGCGAAGCCCCCGCCATGAGCGCAGCCATGTCCGCAGCCATGTCCAGCGGCATGAGCGCCGCCACGGCCATGTCCGGCGGAGCGATGTCTGGCGGCGGCATGAGTGGCGACCCACTCCGCACCGGCATGTCTGTAAACCCTCGTCAAGCCCCCCGCACGCGAGATTTTCGCAA